GTCATTCGACGGCACCATAGGGGACAACACCTTCCGGTACTGTCTGTTCACGGACATCCAGTCCACGGGCGGTCTGGTGTGGGACAACTCCGAGAACACCTCGTGTCATCTGTACGTCCACGGGAATGTGTTCTACAAGCCGTCCGGGGTAACGTGGGCAGAGGCCAACGGGATCATCACGGGTTGGACCGGGGGCGGAGGCGAAGAGTTCCACAATTGCATCGTCTACAACAACACCTTCATCAACTGCGATCAGGCGACGTTGGGAGAGACGCAGAACGTCTATTCAGGGAACGTTGCAAAGAACAACCTCTGGTACAACTGCGACTCTCCGGGTTTCACGCGATTTGAGACGCACGACTACAACCACTTCATCAACTCCGGTGGAGACCACTCCGAGGCGCACGGGACAAGCGCGGCCAGCGGCGATCCCTTCGTTGACTTCGTGGGGCTGACGTTCACGCTGACGGGAGCGACGACAGCCGGTGAGACGCTTGCTGGGTATGCGACAGATCCGACCGGACTGACTCGTGGTGATGACGGGACATGGGACCGTGGGGCCTACGAGTACGACGCGGGCGGTCCTGGCGCGTACAACGTGGTCTATGTGGCGAACGGATCGACCTCGGGGACGGTGCCGAGTGATGGGACCGACTACGCCGAGAACGACCCCGTGACCGTCCTCGGGAACACCGGGGGGCTGAAGAAGACGGGCAAGGTCTTCAAGTGCTGGAACACGAAGGCTGACGGCTCGGGCACGAGCTACTACCCGGGCGAGACCTTCGCGATGGGCTCGGAGAACGTGTACCTGTACGCGATCTGGGAAGAGGCGTACATCGTGATGGCGCTGTGAGAGAGAGGGAGGGGAACTGATGAACTGGAAGCAGAGGGTGCGCGGACTGGCGCTGCTGGCGCTGCTCTTCGTGGCGCTGCCGGGCGCATGGGGGCAGTGGCTCAAGCAGTCGACGGCGTGCGTCATCAAGTTCGGTCCGTTCCTGGACGAGACGAACGGGAAGGACGTCGAGCCATCGCTCGACATCGACCAGTACGACGTACGACTGTCGAAGAACGGAGGCAACTTCGGCGACAAGCACGATGATACGTCGCTGGCCTACGACGAGATCGGGTACTACGATCTCGAGCTCGACACGACGGACACCAACACGCTCGGGCGGCTGCTTATCGCGGTCCACGAGTCCGGCGCGCTGCCGGTGTGGAAGGAGTACCTCGTCGTCGACGCCGATACCTACGACTCCGTGTGCGGGAGCGACTACCTCCAGGTCGACGTGATCCAGGTCTCGAGCGCGACTCCGGTCACGGCGAGCGACCTGGCGGATGCGGTCTGGAACGAGGAGAGTACCGGGCACACGACGGCGGGGTATGCCGGCGCCGCGATCTGGACGAGCATCCCCGCGATTCTCGCGGACACCGGGACGGATGGCGTGAAGATCGGGAGTGCGGCGATAACAACGGCGAGCTTCGCAGCGGGAGCAATCGACGCGGCAGCCATTGCGGCGAACGCCATCGGCGCGAGCGAACTCGCCACGGACGCGGTGACGGAAATCTACGCCCACGCCGTCGAGGACGCGATCACCATGGATCAGGCGATGAGGTTGGTGATCGCGTGGATTGCGGGCAAGGCGACCGGGGGCGGCACGACCTCGATCACCTACCGCGACCAGGGCGATACCCTGAACCGGATCACGCTCACGGTCGACGCCAATGGAAACCGCACGGCGACGGCGATCGTCGTCACGGACTGAGAGGTGAGGCGTGCGTAGGCTGGGCATAGTCCTGGTCCTGCTGCTCGTGACCTCTGCGCTCATCGCTGCGCCCGGGAGCTTCCCGACCGACGCGAAGCCGGCCCGGGCGCAGGCGGACCTCTCGCACCCGGTAAGCAGCTCGAGCGGAGCCGTAGTCTCGACGCACGAGACGACCGGGGCCCTGCGGGTCCTCGGCCTCTTCGGCCTCATCAATGCCGTGCTCGACGCGACGGCCGACTACCTCCGCGCGGTGAGCGTCGAGGAGGCGCTCGGCCTGGCCGGGGCCGTCGCTGCCGGGGTCTACGGGGTACGCAAGGCGCGGAAGGCCCTTGGCGGCCGGCGTAGGGACGACGAGTGACCTACCTCCGCCCGATCGACGCGCCGGTCACCTGCCCGTGGTCGCAGCCGCGCCCGCTGTCGGTGCCGCCGGAGCGGCGCGACCACGTGCACGGGGCCTGCGACTACGCCGCGCCGGTCGGGACGCTGTTCCGGGCGGTCTGCGCCGGCGTGGTGTACCGCTGGTGCCTACTCCGGCCGGAGAGCGGCGGATCCTGGCAGTGGCCGCTCCGGGACTCGACTGTGACGTTCCCCTGGGGCGACTACGCCTACGACGTCTACGGCGGGGTCACGATCCTGCGCGGGAACGACAATCGCGTCCACCTGTACGCGCACTCGTACCTCCGGCAGGTCCGCGCGGCGTCGTTCGCGGTGAAGTGGTTCGACCAGGAGTCGCCGGGCAAGGCGCGGTGGCCCCTGGTGCTCTGGCACACCTTCGGCTCGCCGACATGGGCGAACGCCGGAGACGTGATCGGGCAGGTCGGGGATGCGGGGTACTCGGAGGCCCCGCACCTGCATTACGAAGTGCACAACGGCTGGGAGTGGACGCCGTACGGAGAGCGTCCCGACCCGGCCGTGGTCTGTCGGTAGGGGAGGGGCACGTGCCAGAGGTCAAGATCAAGCTGAAGGTCAAGGACGGCGTCGAGGTGGAGCTCACCGTCGAGGAAGCGCAGCAGCTCGCCGCGCTCCTGGACGCGACGCTCGGCCGGGGCATCCAGGTCTGGCCGGTGTACCCGCAGTATCCGGTCTACCCGGTCTATACGGTGTACCCGACCTGGCCGACCTACACTTCGGACTCCGTGTCCGTGCCGTCCGTGCTTACGGCTGGCAACTGAGAAGGGGAGGGGAACGATGGATCTGTCTCTGAGTCTCATCGGGGCCGCGGTCGTGGCAACCGTCGGCGTGGTGCAGTGGGCCAAGGGCTTCTTCCCGGACGCCCCGACCTGGCCGTGGCGCGTGCTCATGCCGCTCATCGCGGTCGCCTGGGGCCTCGCCATCGGGCAGTCGTGGCTCGCGCGGGGCCTGTCCGCGGCGCTCATCGTCGCGCTCTCGGAGGCGGGCTACAAGGTCGTGGTACAGAAGCTCTCCGAGGTCGCCGCGAACCTGCTCGACCGGCTGGGATGAAGCGTGTACTCCCGGTCCTCCTGGCGCTCCTGGCGGGCCTCGCTCTGGGCGCGGGCGGCGTGGCTCTGCTTCGTCTTCGCCCTGTTCTTGCCGGCCTCGCCCGGGAGACTGTCCGCGCGGACGCCGAGCGAGAGCGAGCTGAGGCTCTTGACCGAGAGCTTGTCGATAGCAGATCAGCGCTTGACCGAGCTCGAGACGCTCTTGCCGGCGCTGAGGTCGACCTCGACCGAGCTCGGGCAGAAGCTCGAGCAAGCCGAGCAGAGGCTGAGCGAGCTCGGGGCGAGCTTGCGGCTCTGGCAGGAGCACTCGGCGGAGCTCGAGAGCTCGCTGGAGCGATCGAGTCAGGCGCTGGAGAAGCTGAGGAGCTCGCAGGCGGAGCTCACGACGCGGTACGTCGCGCTCTTGCGATCCTGGTCGGCATATCGGCTGGAGATGAAGGAGCAGGTGGCGGCTCGTGACCTGGCGGCCAGGCGCTGGCGGACGGTCGCCCTCGCCGGGATCCCGGCCGCGGCGCTCGTGACGGCCGTCGCCATGCTCGTGTGGAGGCCCCATGCGAAGCCGTAGGATCACGGTCTGCGGGCACCCCTGGGAGATCCGCTTCTACCGGAAGCGGTGGGACGCCGGACTCGACGGCGCCTGCACGACGCTCGCGGACCGGGAGATCTGGGTGTACGAGAGCGGCGACAAGGCGCACGACCGGGAGATCCTCTACCACGAGCTCGTGCACGCGGTGGAGCTCGAGCTCGGGGCGCCGCTCAAGCACCGGACGGTGAGGGAGATTGCATGCGTACTCGCGAGAGCACGGTTGTAGCACTTTGCCATCGCTGCGAGCACCGGGCCCGCGCCCTCGAGGGCGGGGGAGCGTCGCGGTACGAGTGCGGGCAGCTCGGGCACGCGGTCTGCGGATGCTACATGTACGAGCCTGTCCGCCCGGTCGTGCTCCAGAGGGATCCCGGAGACAAGCGCGGCATGGACTGGCCGACCATGCTCCGAGCCCGAGCGCACGGGGTCAGGATCGCCACGGGGCAGGTCGAGATGGCGCAGGACGGCCACGAATACATACTCACCTTTGTGGCAGATCGGGGGAGGGGTGGCAAAGGCAGGAAGTGACGTTCGCATCCTATGCACGTCGGACACGCACTGCGGGTCCAGGTGGGGGCTGACGCCGCCGGACTGGCAGAACGGGACGGTACGCGCATGGCTCGACCCGTTCTGGAAGTGGTGGGTCGCGCTCCATAAGGAGCTCGGGAGCTTCGACGCCCACGTCCACCTCGGCGACTCCGTGGACGGCCAGGGCGACAAGGAGCGCGGGATAGCGGAGCTCGAGCTCGACGTCGAGCGACAGGGCGACATGGCGGCCGAGGTCCTCGGCGTAGTCAAGGCGGCGAAGCACTACCTCTGCTTCGGAACGCCGTACCATTCCTCGGGATCACACAGCTACGAGCGGCACGTCGCACGGCAGCTCGGCGCCACGATCGAGGATACGCAGTACCTCCGCGCGGACGGCCTCCGGATCTCCGCGCGGCATGTCGTGAGCCGGTCGGACACTCCGTACGGGCAGCCTGGACTCGTCGCCAAGGAGCTCATCCGCGACCTGCTCCAGGCGCAGCAGGATGACGCTCCGAGGGCCGACATCGTGCTTCGGGGGCATGTCCACACCTACGCCTGGATCGACAACGGGATGGGTTATGCCGGGATCGTGCCGTGTTTGCAGCTCCCCGGAGGCGTCTTCGGCCGGACACAGCGGCCGTGGTGGTACCGGGTCGGGGTCCTCGAGCTCCGGATCGCGGACGGCTACTGCTCGCAGCGGCCTCATCTGATGACGCTCAAGGACGTCAGGCGGAGGCACTATGCCACGGTCGGCTGAGGTCAAGATCGACCTGGAGCTCATGTCGCGCCTCGAGGCGCTGCCGATCGCGCGGGGCGGGACGCCGAGGCATGAGCCGACGCCGGCGCAGATCGCGGCGCTCCGGCGGTACTGGAAGAGCGGCCGTCGGCAGCCTGACATCGCCAAGGCGCTCGGGGTGCATCAGAACACGGCCCGGCGCTGGTACCGGGACTACGTCGAGGACGCTCAGGCCGGCAAGGCGTAGCCGACCCGCGCGTCCTCCTCACGCGCCCTCCTCTGTGCTCGGGCCCCCGCAGTGCGCGCGCGAAGCTGTTTGGACTCGACCTCACTGGATCTCGCCGCCTCTCTGGCAACAGTGCTTGCTCGAGAAGGTAGATGATCTGACCGTTCCTGCTTCTCTGCTCTGCTGCAGCCATTGCCTCGATTTTCTGAGCCAGTGATTCCCGCATCCGTATGTTGATTGTTCGGCTGTTCCCTGGCTTCTGCTTTCTCGTCCGTGCCATGTAGCCATTGTAGGCCATTCTGGACACACGGGCAACTGTTTTTCTGTGCTGGCCCCCTTGACTCTACCTGCGAGTGTGTCTATAATGAGTACAGATAGACACACGGGAGGGGCAGACGATGAAGGCCAAGGAGGCCATGAGATCTGTGAGCGTGAGATTTCCGGCCACTCTGTATCGGCGGCTGAAGGCCAAGGCCAAGGGAGAACGCCGCAGCTTCAATGGCCAGGTCGTCAAGATCCTGGATGACGCGACGACCGCGAGAGTGCAGAGGCCGGTATGATCCCCCGCGCCGACTGCCCCCGCTTTGAGACCTGCTCTGCACCTATCTGCCCGATGTCCGCCGACAGTCTGCGCGACTGCGCGTGGTTCCCTGACGAGGACGTGTGCCAGCTCGCGAAGTACCGGAGCACGCCCATGGTCGCCAGGCAGCGCAAGATCGCGAGGGTCACCGAGGGCGACTTCGGACGCGGCTGCTTCACCGCCGCGATGCTCTCGCACCCCTGCATGATCACTCGCGGAATCCAGGGGCTGGACCCCGAGACCGAGATCACCCTCAAGCGTGTTCAGGCATGGATAGCGGGGAGGGTCGGCAATCCGAAAAGGACCCCCCCGGACGGCGCTTTTCGTTTCAAGAAGGGGCAGCGCTCGGCGTCTCCCGTGGCGGAACCCGCCGCGGACGTCAAATCATCCACCCTTGGGCACGGTACCCCCTCCGGGAGCGATCCTCGGCAGCCGATGTCAACGAAAGGATACACGGCATGAACGCTGCCGCCGTCATCCTCAAGCACCTGGTCCCTGCGCTCGACCGGGCACGTATGGAGCTCGAGCGGCAGGTGGCCTGCGCCGCCCAGGACTTCGCTCAAGGCCCGCGGGTGATGTCGCCAGGGGAGGCGGCGGAGTACCTCGGCATCTCCGAGAGCCAGCTCCGCATCCTGACCGACCGCGGCGCGATCCCATGCAAGCGCCTCAGCGACCGGATCGTCCGGTACAGCGAGCGCGCTCTGCTCGAGTACATCGAGGACTCCCCGACTGGGAGGCCGGCTCTCCAGCGAGGGCCGGCGAGAGGAGTCGTTGCATGAGCGAGCTCACGCAGGCTCAGCCGCCCAGAGTCAGGGCGAATGCCAGCGAGCAGAAGGCGGGTTTCACCGTGGAGGTCACGGTCGAGTGCTTCCAGGGCGAGAACGCCGCCGCGCGGCTCGCGCAGAAGGTCACGGAGGTGCAGAAAGCCCTCAGAGACGCAGGGCTCAAGCTCGTGTCCGATGCGGCGTAGCGTCGGCCGGCCAGGGGCGGGAGCCGAGCGGGAGTCTCGACTTCCGTCCCCTGACGGAAACGGCGGGCGGGGGACTCCACTGGCACGTCCAGCCCCCGCTCGCCACCTACAGAGAGGAGTCAGGGGATGGCGAAAATCGGACGACCCGGGACGGGATTGGTGTACTGCCGAATACCCGGATGCCCTAAGAAGAGGGCCCCGAGGAGCAGCCTGTGCTGGATGCACAGAGATCGACGCATTCGACTCGGAGATCCCGAAGCCCCCGTTGAGTTTCAAGAACAGCACGGGATGAAGAACACCGGAATCTACGCGACATGGAAGGGGATGCGGCGCCGCTGCTTCACAAAGTCGCATCCGTCCTATCCGCGATACGGTGGCCGCGGGATCAAGATAGATCCTCGATGGGACCGATTCTCGGCCTTCTTTGCCGACATGGGCGACAGACCCAAGGGTTGGGACTTGCACCACATCGACAGCAACGGTGACTACTGCAAAGCCAACTGCGTCTGGATCGCGAAATCAGAACATAGCCGGATAACCAACGCAGCCCGTCGCTGTGTTGCCGTGGTTGCATGACAAGGAGAGTGGGTATGGGAGACACACAGGTTGCGATCGTGACCCCGGATGCCGCGAAGGCGCGGGCGCTCGCGATCCTGAAACAGCACACAGAAGCTGTCAGTTTCGTCAGGACCGAGGACCTCGACACACAGGGGATGTTCCTCCCGGTCGTCTCGGTGATCCCGGCGACGCCCGACGACTTCCACGCGCTCGGCGGCGGCCAGTGCATGCCGAAGAAGCACCAGGTCGACCGCATGGGCGAGGCGGCCGGGGTCAACGTGACGTCGGTCGACGTCGAGCACCCGAGCCGGTACGTGTGGGTCGGCAAGGCCCATGGTACGAAGCGGATGCCGGACGGGAGCATGCGCGAGGGCGAGGCGGAGTACGAGTTCGACGCGGAGACGTACGCGGAGCTCGACTTCGGCAAGGACCAGAACGGCAGGTACGGGAGCGAGCTCGCCAAGCGGCAGCACCTCCTCGAGTACGCGAAGTTCGGCCGGCAGCGGGCCAGCACCGGGGCGCGCCTGGCGCTCATCCGGTACTTCTGCAAGTGCCCGACGAGCTTCAAGAGGGAACAGCTCCCGCGCGCGATGGCCTTCGCGCGGGTCGACCTGAACACCGACGGCCTGCTCCAGACGCCGGAGATGCGCGAGGCGGCGATCGCGCACGCGGTCGGAGCCACAACGACGCTCTTCGGGCCCGGGCAGCCGACCGTCCGCAACGTCACACCGGCAGCCGCGAGCGAGTCAGCCGAGGCGCCCCTGGGAGGGGAGAGCGCCGAGGATCCCTTCGCCGACGCCGCCCAACCCACACCCGTAGTAGACACGCCGACGCCCGAGGAGGAGGCGAAGGACCGGCTCCGCGACTGGCTCAACCACGACGCGGTCAAGGCCCACAAGACGGCGCCGCAGACGATCGCGGCGCTCATCGGCAAGCAGGACGCCACCATGGCCGAGCTCGAGGACATGCTCAAGCGGTGCGCGAAGCTCGCGCAGAAGGCCGGGGGTGCGGCATGAAGATCCTCCACACGGCGGACATCCACTGGTGCCGCGAGCACCAAGCCGAGGCCCTCGCAAGCCTCGTCGCCGTGCGCGACACGGCGCGCGCGGAGCAGGTCGACCTGGTCGTGTTCGCGGGGGACCTCTTCGACCGCGGCATCCAGGCGTCGGACAGGGACGGCCTGCCGGCTCTGCTCGAGGTGGTGACGGAGATCCTGAACGTCGCCCCAGTCGTGGCGGTCTACGGGACACCAACGCACGACGTCGCCGGATGCTACGAGGTGCTCACGCGGCTCAAGGCCGAGCATCCGCTCGTCGTGCTCGATCCGCGGGAGCCGTTCGTCATGGGCGACGCCAGGCAGGACAAGCTCCTCGTCCTCGGCTGCCCCGAGCCAGGCAAGGAGTGGCTCCTGGCCGGGAAAGAGGGCCTGGACGGCCAAACAGCCGCCCAGGCCGCGAAGGACGCGATGCGGGGGCTCCTGCTCGGGCTTGGCAGCATGCGCAGGCAGCACCCCGACATCCCGTGCCTGATGGTCTATCACGGCTCCGTCCGGGGCGCAACGATGAGCTCCGGGCAGACGGTCGGGGCCGGCGAGCTCGCGATCGGCGTCGAGGACCTCGCGCTCGTCGGCGCGGACTACTACGCGCTCGGGCATATCCACCAGGGACAGCAGCTCCAGAACGAGGTCCTACGCGAGCTCCCGTGTATCGCGGCCTACTACGCCGGGAGCGCGTACCCGGTCGACTGGGGCGAGCTCGAGCAGAAGAGCTTCAACCTGGTCGCGATCGACGACCCGGACTACGGCGACCACGTCAAGCGGATCCCGTTCCCGCACCCGCCGCGCGCAAAGATCGAGAGCGATGGCGTCAGCCTGGATGTCCTCCTCGACGACCACGGCATCCGCGGCAAGCAGGTATGGCTCATGGTCCGCAACACCAAGGAGAACCTCGCGGACCTCAACGAGGAGGAGATGCTGTCGTACCTGGTCGATGTCGGCGGCGCCCTCCCGGGCTCCCGCGTCACACTGGAGGCGCTCCCGACCGAGACCGTGCGCGCCGCGGAGATCACCGAGGCGACGCGGCTCAAGGACAAGGTCGCGATCTACGCCGGCGCGTCCGGTACGAACTACACGCCGGCGGTCCTCGAGAAGGCTGACGCCCTCGAGGCCGAGGCGCGGGCCGCCGGGACCGTAGGCGAGGGCGCCTACATCCGGCTCCGCTCGCTGCGCCTCCGGGGGGCGATCGGGATCTGGAAGGGGCTCGGGCTCGACGAGGTGACCCTGGACCTCGACGACTACGACCGGGGCCTGGTCGCCCTGGTCGGGCCGAACGGAGCCGGGAAGTCGACGCTGATCGAAAACCTGCACCCGTACCCGGAGATGCTCACGCGGGGCGGGTCGCTTCAATCGCACTTCCGGCTCAAGGACTCCTGCCGGGAGCTCGACTGGACGGACGAGCGGGACGGCACCGAGTACCGGGCGCTCATCCTCATCGACCCGACGCTCGCCACGCCGAAGGCCGAGTACCACCTCTCCGCGCGGGAGCCGGCGGGAACCTGGCAGCCGATCACGAACGGCCGGAAAGAGGACTACCTCCGGGCGGTCACGGAGCTCTGGGGCTCGATCGACCTCTTCCTCCGCTCGGCCTTCGTAGCGCAGAAGCCGCCGAAGGGGCACCCGGACCTCGCGGACGCAACGCCGGCGGAGCGCAAGGCGCTCTTCCGCGAGCTCGGCGGCCTGGATTACCTCCAGACGTACGCCGAGGCGGCGAAGGGGAAGGCGGACGCGATCGCGAGCGAGATCGAGATCGAGCGCGGCAAGGTCGCGGTAATCCGGCCGCTCCTCGAGCAGGAGCCGGAGCGCCGGCAGCAGCTCGACGCAACCATACGGCTCTCGGAGGAGGCGAGCCTGCGCGTGGGCGTCGTCCGCGCGGACGGCAAGCAGCAGCGGGCGCTCGTCGAGAAGCTCGGCGAGAAGGCCCGCGAGCAGGAGCGGATCGCGGTCGCGATCACGGCGCTCGTGAAGGAGCGGGCCGCCCTGGACGACGAGCTCGGGCAGATCGACATCAGGATCGCGAACGCGGAGATGGCGCAGACGGCCCGCGGCGCGGCAGAGGCGGTACTACGGCAGGCCGAGGACCTTACGAAGGCGCGGGAGGCGCTACAGGATGAACAGACCAGGGTACTCCGGGAGCGCGAGCGACTCTCGGCCGAGCACGCCGGTCGGCTGGCGGCTGTTCGCTCTGCTCGCGACGAGGTGCAGGCGGAGATCCGGCGCCTGGAGAAGTATGCGGCGCGCCTGGAGGCGCAGAAGGCCGCTCTCGTGGCGCAGGTCGATGCTGTCGCGCCCGAGCTCGATCGGCCGCTGACGCTCCTCTGCCCGACCTGCGGGCAGGCCCTGCCGCCGGAGAAGTGCGAGGAGATCGCGAGGGAGCGGAAGCGGACGGAGGAGGTACAGCGGGCGCGGCAGGAGCAGATCATCGGCGTCGACAACGCGCTCCTGGAGAACGAGCAGGGACGGAAGGTACAGGAGGCGCGTCTCGCCGGATGGGTCGAGCCGAAGCCGCCCGAGCTCCCGACCTTCGACCAGGCGCCGGCCCTCGAGGCGGTGCTCGCGCAGGTCAAGCGGCTCGACGTCGCAAGGGCGAAGGAGACGCTCCGCCGGGCGGAGGCCGCGGGAGCGGAGATCGCGGCGGCGAAGGAGCGGCAGGTCGCGATCGGACTGCGCCTGGACGCGATCCAGCGGCAGTCGACAGAGCTCGGGGCGCAGATCAACCACGGCGTCGTGACGGAACTCGCCGAGGCCAAGGGCAAGCTCGACGCGCTGCACGAGCAGTACGCCGAGGCGACGGCACGGGCGAGCCGCCTGGATGCGGAGGTCACGAACCTGCGCGCGATCCTCGAGGACCTTGACCGCAAGCGGGCGACGCTCGCCGAGATCGAGCAGGGGATCGAGCAGCGGGGCGCGGAGCTCGAGGACTGGAGGTACCTCGAGCGCGCCTGCGGGAGGGACGGGATACAGGCCCTCGAGCTCGACGCACTCGGCCCGAGCATCGCCGAGGTGGCGAACAGGCTCCTCGATGCGGCCTACGGGTCGCGCTTCCGGATCGAGATCAGGACGACGAGGATCGCCGGACGCGGATCGAAGACGAAGAGCGTCGAGGACTTCGAGCTTGTGATCCATGACGCCGAGGCCGGTACAGAACAGCCGCTCGATACCCTCAGCGGCGGGGAGGCGACGTGGGTGCGCCGCGCGCTCTACGACGCCTTCGCCGCGATCAGGGCGAACAGCACGGGCACGCGGTTCCTGACCGTGATCCAGGACGAGAGCGACGGAGCTCTCGATCCCGAGGCGCGGCTCAGATACTTCCGCATGATCGAGGCCGCCCATGCGGCGAGCGGCAGGTACCACACGCTGATCGTAACTCACTCCGAGATGGCTCAGGAGATGATCGCGCAGCGGATCGAGATGAGCGACCTGGCGGAGGCGAGGAAGGAGGCGGTGGCATGACCCTCACGACCTTCCTGCACGGCGACCTGGAGGTCCTCGCGAATCACCTCGAGTACGGCGATGGCGAGCTCTCGCAGGACGAGATCAAGAGCACGCTGGCGAACCTATGCCGGCGCGTCCTGCGGATCGAGCAGCGGCGGGAGGATGACGACCGCGAGCTCGAGAGGACGGTGGGGGGATGAGCATGGCAGAAGCACTCGCGATGTTCCGACTTGGCGACCTGATAGCCGACCCCGCGCTACAGATCAGGCCCATCGACCCGGTGCACGTCGCGCACCTCGAGGGCCTGATCGAGCGCGACGAGGGGTCGAAGCTCCCGAAGCCGGTGGTCACGTCGACCGGAGCGATTGTCGGCGGGCACCACACGATCAAGGCGTGGCTCCGGGCGCTCGGCCCGGACGGCATGTGCGCCTGCCGCGTCGTCAACGGCTCGGTCGATGAGCTGCTCGAGGTCGCGATCCGGGACAACCGCAATCACGGCCTGCCGATCCGCGATCGCGAGTCGGTCTACTACATGCTGACGCACGATCGGAAGTGGTCGAAGCGCAAGGCCATGGACGCGCTCGGCTTGTCAGACACGATCGTGGGTCGGTACAAGGGGCCGTACGTGGCCCCGAAGATGGTCAGGATGGAGGCCACACGAGCGGAGTCACCCGGGGGATCCGAGCGAGCCACGCCGGCCGAGCCAACCGCTGGCGAAGAGCGAGCCGTCGCGTCTGAGTCACCGGACGCCCGAGAGCGAGCCACTCCGGTTGAGTCAACCGGGTCCGATGAGCGAGCCGTAGCCGCGGAGCCCTCCGTACCAGACGAGCGAGCCATCTCCGCCGAGTCACCCGCCACCGCCGAGCGAGCCGTGGTCCTCGAGTCAACCGACCGCCCGGAGCGAGCCATCCCTGCCGAGCCACCCAGTCATCCCGAGCGAGCCGGACCGTGCGAGTCACCCGCGAGCCCCGAGCGCCCTCTCCTCTTCCACGTCGGGCGCCTCATGGACCTGCTTCCGGCAGGCACCGAGGTGTCCGGCGTGGTGAGGGAGGCTCTCGTCGGTCTGCGGCGCAGACTCGACACAATCAAGGAGGTGTCACCGTGAGAGAGGATCTGAAGGTCCTGGTCAGGGACCATGCGAGTTACAAGCGCTGGGAGGTGCGCTACCAGAACGCACTCAAGCTCAAGCGCGACGGCGATGACCAGAAGCGCCCGACGCCGTACGAGATGACCGAGGAGTACCGGAACCGCGTGACGGCCCTGCTCGATCAGTCTGGCGTCTGGACGGACGGCATCTCCAAGCAGATCGGCAAGGCCGTCCACGAGCTCCCGATCTGGAAGGAGTGGGCCGTCGCCGTGAAGCCCATGGGTGAGCTCACGATTGGCTACCTCGAGGCGTACGTCGACCTGGACAGGGCGTCGGACTCCGAGGGGCGCGTCGTCGTCTCCAAGGTCTGGCGCTTCTGCGGGTACGGTGCCCCGGAGGACAAGCGCGGCGAGCGCGGCAAGAAGCGCTGCTACTGCGCCGCGATCAAGACGCAGCTCTACCAGTGGGGCCTGTCGCTCGAGAAGCTCCGCAACCAGAACCCGAGCGCGTACGGGGCGATCTACGACGGCACAAAGGCGCGCCTCGAGCAGAGCGACAACGTGGTCGAGGAGCGCAAGAAGAACGGCAGCGCCGAGGTCGCGTGGAAGGACGCGCGGCCGGGCCACCGCCGAGACGCGGCGATCAGAAGAGCGATCAAGGAGATGCTCAAGGACTACGTCAAGGCGCGTGCGGCGCTCGAGGGGCGGACAGTGAGGCCGCCCTACGCCGAGGAGTACCTCGGCAAGAAGCACTGCGCCTGACGCCCTCGGCGCGCGCGGCGTCATCCGGTGGCCGGCGCGCCGCATACCGCGGGTACGCCCCGTGTGGGAGGTCCGCGGAGTGTTTGACGGGCTGCTCGAGGGTGACTCCTCGCGTGGCATGAAAGGCAGGACCCTCAGCTTGGGACAGCGTGGAAACGGACGTCTGGTCAACGTCACGGGCCGGCAGACGAGGCCGCACGCCCATCGCTCTTTGCATCGGAGATCCGGAAGACGGATCGCCATCTCATGGTAACGCCCGCCGTGTCCTAAGCGCGGCGGGCACTTGCCCAGCGTAGACGAAGGGAACGTCGCGCCTCCGGTGCACCGGATGGCGTTCAGTAGGTTCGAGTCCTACCGCTGGCATCGAGGGGAGGGGAATAGTGAAGCTCATCGACCGCGCACGCAAGGTCATGCTCCGCAAGGCCGCGAACAGGCGGCGCCGCGTACGAGCCAAGCTCGCGAGCCTCAAGGCGCCCGTCGAGCGGAGGCCGCCGCGCGTACACCGGAAGCGCTCGAGGTGGTGCCAGCACGGCGTCGACATCCGCGAGGGGCACCGGAACCGCAAGACGCGCCGCGGCTACCTACTCGTCACGGCGAATCCGCCGGACGGCTCGAGGATGCAGCGGCGCAAGGCCGCCCGCAGGAGGGCACGGGAGCACCGCCGCCGGATGGAGAGGCGAACATGAAGCTCAAGGAGATCCCGGTCGACCAGGTCATAGCCGGGAAGAACATCCGCCTCGAGCCCGAGGAGGACGGCGAGCTCGGCGGACTCATGGACTCCATCGGCAAGCATGGACAGCTCCAGCCCATCGTCGTCGTACCGCGGGACGGCAGGTACGAGCTCGTCGCCGGGTATCGGCGCCTCGCGGCGGTCAAGGCGCGGAACGAACAGACCATCGCCGCGGTGATCCACGACTCTATCAGCGACGCCGAGATTCCCTTCCTACGCCTGGCCGAGAACATCCAGCGGAAGCAGCTCAGCTCGCGCGAGATCGTGGTCGCCCTGGACGCGATCAAGGCGGCCAAGCCGGGCATAACGATCGCTGGCCTGGCGAAGCTCATCAACCGGAGCGATGCGTGGATCTGCATGCAGTACCAGGCCGCCCGGACATACGACGAGCTGGTCAAGGACGGCATGCCTCAGAAAGAGGTCTCCCGGTTGACGTTCAACGACCTCGTGGAGCTCTCCCGCGTCAAGGACCGCAAGGATCGCTCGGAGGCCGCGGTCGAGATCACGGGGCCGGTGAAACGCCAAGCGAAGGACGTCACGGGCCGGAAGCGCGAGCGCAGGGGCGCGTACATCGACTACACCGGAGGCTTTGCGATCATGGGCGACGTCTCCTCGATGACCGTCCGGGTGATATGCACGTCGGCCGACTCCAGGGACGACGTCGTGGCGAGCCTGCTCGCGCTCAAGCGTCGGCGGCTTCGGAGGCATACGGATAGCAAGAGGGTGAAGGCGTGAGCACGACCTCCCCGTGGCTCGCCGAGGTCTACGCGCGGATCGGTGACTACGTCCGCCAGGGCCTGGCGCTCAAGGACGCCGTCGCGAGGGCCATCCGGGAGGGCTTCGAGCGGACGCGCCTACGCCAGGCGGTGACCCGGGAGCAGCCGGAGCTCGACATCGAGGAGGAGTGATGGCGCGGAAACGTATGATCGACCCCGGGATCTGGACTGACGACGGCTTCCTGGCCCTCGGCTTCAAGGAGCGCCTGCTCTTCATCGGCCTCATCTCCCATGCCGACGACGACGGCCGCGGGAGCGCCGAGCCGAGGTCGATTCGGGCGAAGGTGTTCCCCGGCGACGAACTCTCCGACGAGGAGATCCTCGAGATGGCCGAGGTGCTCTGCCGCAGGATGCGCGTGACCGTCTACGAGGTAGGCGGGGTCCGCTACTACCAGCTCGACAGGTGGCGGAGTCACCAGTACATCAAGGACCGGAAGCCCTCCACCATGCCGGCGCCGACGTCGGGGGGTGACGGCGCCGACGTCGGGCCGACGTCGGCCCGGGAGCGGCCCGGGAGCGGCCCGACGTCGGCCCGGGACCTCCGCCCAATGAATGAAGGAATGAAAGAAGGGAAGGAACGCCGCGCCGACGCCGGCCCGGCGGAGGACCGCCCCTCGTCCCGGTCCTGGACCGTCGCCTGGTACCGCGAGTACACCAAGCGCACCGCGCAGGCCCTCGAGCCGTCCACGGAGGCCTACGCAGACGCCGCCAAGGCCTGGAAGCGCGCCAAGCCCGACGCCCTCCTCGCCTCCGTCGTCGCCTACTTCGACGGCGCCTTCTGGTTCACCAAGCCCAAGCGCGGGACTCGCCCCGAGTGGAGCTTCCGCAACTACCTCGCCCACCTCGAGGAGGTCCTCGCCGCCACAGGGAAGCCGCCGCCGAAGGAGGCGCCGCGGTGGGACGTGAGGCGCTGCCCGAACGGCCACCTATACGTCAAGGGCGAGCCCTGCAAGGAGTGCGGCTGGAAGGAGGAGGCCAGTGCCGACGACGACTTCTGAGCAGATCGCGGAGTACGAGCGGTGCCTGGTGGCCGGCCTCAAGGCCCGCCCCGGGCTCGTCGACGAGCTCCGCGTCCGCCTCGAGGACTTCACGCACCGCGATCCCGCCGAGCTCTTCCGCGCGATCGACGCGATCCGGCTCTCCGGGCGCCAGGTCGACGACGTCGCGGTCTACCAGGAGGCCCGCGGCGTCCCGGTCGCCTTCATCGCCACGCTCCCCGAGGCCGCAGCGGCCAACGCCCGCTGGTACCTCGATCGGCTCCGCGAGTCGAACCTACGCCGGCGGATCCGCGCCGCGTCCGGCCGGATCGCCGAGCTCGTCGCCCGCGACGACCTGGACTGCGCCGAGATCCTCGAGGGTATGGACCTCGAGATCACGGCCCTCGGCGACTCCGAGCGCTCCGAGATCCTGTGGCTCAAAGACATCCTCCGGCCGGCCGTCGAGGACATCCAGCGCCGGGCCGCCAACCCGTCGCTCGCCTGCACGGGGATCCCGTCCGGGTACTGGGACCTCGACCACCTCACGGACGGCTTCCAGCCCGGCGAGCTCGTCATCATCGCCGCGCGGCCGTCGATCGGGAAGACCGCCCTCGCCGTCAGCCTCATCGTCAACATGAGCGTCCGCGGGGAGCACAAGGGCGGGCTCTTCTCCTGCGAGATGAGCGAGGTCCTCATCGCCCAGCGCTTCCTCGCCAACGTCGGGCAGTTCGACCTCGGCATGGTCCGCCGCGGCTCGATCGTACGGTCCGACGGCAACCGCCTGCTCGAGGCCGCGAGCGCGCTCTACCACGAGCAGGTCCTGGTCAACGCTACGCCCAACGTGAAGCTCGGCGACCTCAAGGGCATGGCGCGGTCGATGGTGCGCCGAGGGGGGGCGTATATTTTCGTAGACTATCTGACCTTGATCCAGCATGGCGACTCCCGAACGCCGCGGCACGAGCGGGTCGGGGAGATCTCGAAGCAGCTCAAGGGCCTGGCCCGCGAGCTCAACGTCCCGGTGATCGCGCTCTCGCAGCTCGCCCGTACCGCCGAGGGCAAGGAGCCGTCGCTCGCCGAGCTCCGGCAGTCGGGCGAGATCGAGGAGGACGCCGACCTCGTGATGCTCCTCCACCGGGAGCGGGACGAGACGCTTGACGCGGTGCCGACGCAACTCATCGTCGCCAAGAACCGCAACGGCCCCTGCGGCACGGTCCGCATGATCTTCCGCCCGCGCTACGGGCGCTTCGAGCTGGAGGCCCAGAGATGAACAACGCCGCGTACAGTGTCCACGAGATCGTAGACACGCTCGACCTCGCGATCAACGGCCTGGACACAGACGAGATCGCCGCGGAGGTCCGGATCACTCCTAAGCAGGCGGGCGAGATCCTACGCTACTACACCGGCGGGCTCGCTGTCGCGAAGGAGCGGAGGTCGCACGGCTCGAAGCCGCGGGCCCAGCGCCGCAGGGGCGTGCTCGGCCGGCCCTCGAGCCTGACCGACGACCAGCGCGCCCGCATCCTCCAGCTCCACGGCGAGGGCCTGTTCTGGCCGGAGATCACGCGGGCCGTCCGGTGTACGGAGGGGCAGGCGCGGTACATAGCGGAGCGGGGCCGGTGACTCGTAAGCGCATGGTGTTCGCTCTCCGCGACGAAGCGGGGCGGTGGCTTGCCGGGAGGTCCGGTTGGAGTCCCGACTTGTTGAATGCCAGCCTGTACTCGTCATACCCGGCGGTGACGGCAGTTCTGGCCATATTCGGCGGTGACGCGGTGAAAGTCCATGCCGTGCGTGTCGAGGTGACGTTGAGGACGGTGGGGAAGTGACTGAGGCCGAGGTGCAGCGAGACATCCTGTCCTACCTCCGTCGCCGTGGGGTGCTGTGTGCGCGGGTGAACGCGGGGAGGGCGGGGGCGGTGCGGCTGGCACCTACTGGATGGAGCGACATCGTTGGTTGCTACAAGGGGCGGTTCCTGGCGGTGGAGGTGAAGGGGCCGGACGGGAAGCTGACGCCTGAGCAGATGGCGTTCCTGCTGCGGGTGCGGGACGAGGGGGGGATAGCTGTGGTGGCGAGGGACGTGATGGACGTAGCAAAGGCGTTGGAGTGAGGAGGCAAGGGATGGACGTGCTGAGCATACTCGGTACTGAGGAGCGATGGACGGTGGACAACATGCGCCATGCTCGTTTGCCAGACAAGAAACAGGCGGTCGCCATCATCGACCGTCTCTGCGGCGAGGTCACGCGGCTGCGGCGGCTGGAGAAGGCGGTGCGGGATGATGCCCTGCTCAGAAGGTTCTACAGCGAACGTGACTACGAGTATAGCCCGCTCGACTACCGTGCCGCTCTGCTCGCGGCGATGGAGGAGGCGTGACATGGCCCTGTCGAAAGAGGCGAAGGAAATCAAGCGCAAGCGTTGGGAAATGTGCAGTCCTATGGCACAACGTATCAGCAATTTGCTTCACAAGAAGGGATATCTCCGGGTGCCTCCCGGTGAAGCGGGGTGGGGCATGGCGGATATGTTGCTCATCAAAGTAGCCGAATGGATTGATGTCGCGGTGATGGAGGAGTGAGATGCGCTACTGGCGGTGCGGACCTTGCGGGTACATCGCGGCGTTCACTGATGACCCGATGGAGCACTGGTGCCCGAAGTGCGAGAGCAGTGCGTGGTTGGAGGTCGAGGTCTGGCCCGTGGGGACGCTGGACGCAGCCCGCCGGGAGAGGTCAGCGACCCATCGCGGGATGACCAAGGCGCTCAGGGTAGCCATCAGGAAGCAGAACGAATCCGAGGACATGCAGTATGACGCCGAGTGCCACTGGCGCCGCGCTGGTCGCACGATCCGCCGTCTGCGCCGACGGTGGCAGTGGGAGCAGAGGAGGGCGGACAGGGAGAAGATCGGTTCGGTAACGGTGATGGATTCCCTGTCTCGTACAGTTCTGGAGCTACTCAAGACCGAACGCGACCTCGACACCGCCAGGGCCGAGCGGGACCAGTTCCGTGAGCAGAGAGACGCGGCGATAGAGTCGCGGGAAGCCGAGAAGGCCGACGTTTGGCACGCCGCACTCGACGCGGTGGAGGCGGCGGAGATAGTCGGATGCTCTGAGTGCTACGAGGCGATGGCTGCGCTGCGGGCGAAGTACCCGAGGGAGGGACGATGATGGTCGGCGGTTGGGGCATGCTGCTGGCATTCGTGGCGTCCGTGATACTGCTGGTCGCGAGACTGCCGGACATCATCGACGGTTACCAGCAATGGAAACGGCAGCGCAGGGCAAGGAGGAAGCCATGACTTGGCAATCGCGTGTTTTGGAGACGGCGCGGGTGCTGCGGACCGAGCCGAACTATGATGAACGACCAACAGAAGCCGCCGCACGAAGGGACGCCGCCGCGATCCTGGAGCGGCTGGCGGACGAAACGCTGGTCGAGAAGTCCTACGGCATGGAGTACGACTCGTACATCTACGGCACTCGCTACTTCATGCCCACAGTGTACCGCGCCGCCGTGGCCGGGGAGGAGAAGCATGGCTGACATGGTGACTATAACGGTGCCTGCGGACAGTCTGGAGGCGGCGCTCCACGGGACGCGACTCGATGAGGAGTGGGAATCGAACGGATTCAAGTTGGAACTGTCGTCCATGGCAAAGGCGAAGTGGCACCGTGTCGCCCCGCCTGTGCTCCGCTGCCCGTACTGCGGGAAGGAGGTGATGGTCTCGGACTTCGGGACGGTTGGCTATCGGGTGACATGTAGTTGTGGAGTAGCCGGTCCGGCGTGCTACACGTTTGTCGAGGCCCGCGAGGCGTTCAGGAGGATGGCGGGAGGTGGGCATGTGTGACTGCTACGAGCACCCGTGTGAAGTGTGCGGTCGGGGTGTGCCGATGCACATAGCCAACTTCGCCTACGAGCGTTCGGAGTTCCGGATATGGTGCGGACGGCACAAGAAGATGGCACCAAAGGAGGCAGTACGTTTCAGGTGGCCGAGAGACGGCAGGGAGCCGGGTGGTTCGTGTGCCATTCTCGGACCGGAGGTCAACATAGAGACCAACGCGCCGAACACGGGTAACTGCTACGAGGTGAAGCGATGAACAGGCCGAGTCGGTGGAAGGTGGACGATGGATGGGGCGTTGATGACCGATACCGCTACACTCTGCGTTCGCCTGCTCCATGGTACGAGCGGGAGTCTCGTCGCTACTACCGACGCCTTGTAGCCTACTACGTCTCGGAGGCGCGGCGGCAGGCGAAGCGGGCCAGGGAGGCGGAGCGGCGATGGTCGCTCAAGCTCGACGAGGCGCAGCGGATCATGCGCGAGAACGACCTCAAGATCGACAACCTCAAGGACCCCATGCAGAAGCTCGCATTCACCTTCTACACCATGATCGCCGAGGGTGCGTCGGAGTACGAGTGGGCCCTGAAGCAGAAGCGCGAGGGACTGTGAAGGCCGTCGCGGTGCTCGCTGTCTGTCTCGCGCTGGTAGGGTCCGTGCCTGCTACTGACGCCGACCGTACCGTGGTGGTCTGGCCCGAGGAGCTACACGACGGTGAGTACTGGGTGCCGTACCTCGTGCACGGGCAGTACGGCGTGGCGCGGTGCGGGACACGCGCAGAAGCGCAGCGGCTGTACAGCGTGCTCGCGGGGGTGATGGTGGGAGGGGAACAGTGAGAGTGCTCTTCATCAAGCTGCCGGAGCCGGCGGCACCGGTCATGCGGCGGACCTACGTCCCGCCCATCGGACTCTGGGCCATGCGCGAGACGATCCGCGCGACGCACCAGGACTGGACCGTGCACGTCGTCGACATGCACCTCGGCGCGGAGCTCCCTCCGGGCGACTACGACCTGGTCGGGATCTCCGCGCAGTTCTCGACGCAGCACGCGCTCTACGAGGAGCTCGCCGCCACGGCGCGGCGCCGCTGGCCCCGGGCGACCGTGATTGCCGGCGGCTTCCACGCCTCGGCCGTCAAGGCCCCGCCGGGCGTCGACCAGGTCATACACGGGAGCGGCGAGGCGTACTTCGCGGGCGGCGACCGCCGGCGCTGGCGGCTGCCGAAGCCGTCGTACTGCGAGCTCGAGGACTACTGGCGCCTCGGCGCGCCGCACGACCTCCAGTCCGCGAGCTCGCGCTGGTTCCCGATCGAGACCTCCCGCGGCTGCTCGCGTAGCTGCCACTTCTGCGGCGTGCACCGCTACTGGGGCCGCTGGGAGGCGCACTGCGCTACGGAGCTCGTCGCGCAGCTCGAGCACCTGACGCTACGCCTCGGCGTCGAGGAGGTCTTCGTCGAGGACGACAACGTTGCGCTCGATCGGACACACTTCGAGGCCGTCGTGCAACTCCTCGAGGAGTTCGGCCTTCGCTGGTCGACGCCGAACGGGATCGACATCCGCGGCATGCTCCTGCTCCTCCCGCGGCTCCGCGCATCAGGCTGCTGGAGGCTGTCGCTCCCTTTCGAGACGGGGAGCGAGCACACCGCGGGGCTCATGGGCATCGGCGAGAAGTGGCTCGCCTTCGACGATGCGCTCCAGGTCGTGGCCCGTGTGCGCGACCAGGGGATCGAGGCGTGCGGCTTCTTCATCATCGGCTACCCCGGCGAGAGCCTCGAGGATATCGAGCGGACGCTCGAGTACGCGAACGCGCTGCCGCTCGACGCCAGGCACATCTACATCGCGACGCCCTACCCGGGGACCAGGCTCCTCGAGGTCTGCCGGCGGAACGGCTGGCTCCGCTATCAGGAGCCGGAGCTCTACGGGCGGCTCACCTACACGCAGTGCCTCGTCGATACGCCGGACTGGCGGGCCGAGGACGTAACGGCGATCCGGGCCCGCGACCGGGAGGCGGCTATCGCTCGGCGGAACGGAGGTTCGAAGTGATTCTCAGGCTCATGGTCGGGATCTGCGCGCTGCCGATGGCGCTCGTCGTCGGGGCCGTCGTAGCCGTGCAGATCGTCATGAAGTGGGCGATCCGAGGGCGAGCTCCGCGGAGCCGCGCGGCGTACTGGCCGCGTACGAACGCGACCGGCGAGCACGAGCGGATCATGCTCGACGTTACGCGGCTCATGGCCGAGACGGCGTGGGCCAGGAAGCAGAGGGCGAACTGATGCACCTCACGGCAGCCGAGCGCGAGCGGATCCTCGACGAGGTCGAGTCGATCGACTACGGCCGGGTGATCGTCGAGGTCTGCGGGCCCCGCGGGCGCGTCGACGTCACGGTCGAGCGGCGGGTACGGATCCGGGAGAAACCGCAGGTACACGCACTTCCCGCAGGTGCCGATAATCGGTAACGTAGACGTGTTCTGATAGCCGCGCCGAAACGGAAGGACCGAAGGCGCGGAGTGGCCCATCCCGTCGGGGATGGTCTGCTCCGCGCCTTTTTCTTTGCGCCGGCGTGGACGCCCTTGGAGGGGATCGACATCAACCTGTCGACGGGCAGGACAAAGCAGCTCTCGCCGCGCGATCGCCGGTACATCAAGTACCGCTTCGGGCCCCTGCGCATGAGTCAGCGCGACGCCTTCCTCGCGGCCGTCCAGCGGCCGGACGGGACCTACCCGTGCAAGGAGGAGTCCGCTCGACAGCAGGGCAGCCGCCTCGAGCAGCGCCTCCGGCGCAACCCGGCGCTCTGGTCCGACATCATGGCCGCATGCGAGCTCGACGACTACACCCTAGCCGAGGGCATCAACTGGGCGCTCAAGGCGAAGCGCTCCGAGTTCTACCAGGGCGCGCTCGTCGCCGAGGTCGAGGACAACGGCACCCGCATGCGCGCGATCGAGCTCATCGCCGAGCTCCTGGGCCACCGCAAGCAGGCTGTCGAACTCGCCGGCACGCTCGGGCTCAAGGGCTACATCGGCTGGTCGCCGGACGAGTGGGACAAGGCGCATCCGCCCGAGGGCCCGAAGGACGGCGAGCGTGGGTGAGATCGAGGCCGCCGCGGTCTACCGGCCCTTCGGCTGGCAGCTCCCGGCGCTCCGGAGCCGAGCGCCGATCCTGCTCCTCACGGGGAGCGCCGGCGGCGGCAAGAGTCGCGTCGCCGCGGAGAAGGTCCACGGCTTCCTGCTCCGCTACCCCAAGGCTCAGGGCCTCATGCTCCGGAAGACCCGCGAGAGCATGGTCAACTCGACCGTGCTCTTCTTCGAGCGCGCAGTCGTCGGCCGGACGCAGCTCTGCATGCACGTCCCGTCAAAGCACCGCTTCGAGTACGCGAACGGCTCGATCCTCGCCTATGGCGGCATGAAGGACGAGGAGCAGCGCGAGCAGATCCGCTCCGTAGGCCAGGCCGGCGGCGTCGACTTCGCCTGGATGGAGGAGGCGCATGAGTTCACCCGCGCCGACTTCGACGAGCTCCTCGCGCGTATGCGCGGGAACGCCGCGGGCTGGCGCCAGGTCCTACTCTCGACCAACCCCGACTCGGACTCGCACTGGATCAACCGCGACCTCATCGTGGGCGCCGGCGCCGAGGTGATCTACAGCTCCGCGAAGGACAACCCGTCGAACCCGGCCGATTACCGCCGTATGCTCGACCTGCTGACGGGCGTACGGCGCGACCGGCTGCGCGACGGCAAGTGGGTCGCCGCCGAGGGCCTCGTCTGGGAGGGCTACGACCCGGCGATCCACCTCGTAGACCCCGTCCCGATAGGCCGCGACTGGCGCCGCGTGCGCGTCGTCGACTTCGGCTTTACCAACCCCTTCTGCTGCCAGTGGTGGGCGATCGACCCAGACGGGCGCGCCTACCGCTACCGCGAGCTCTACCGGACGCAGCGGATCGTCGAGGACCACGCGAAGCGGATCACGGAGCTCTCGGCCGGCGAACGGATCGAGGCGACGATCGCCGACCACGACGCCGAGGACCGCGCGACCATGGCCCGGCACGGGATCGTGACGATCGCCGCCCGCAAGGAAGTCTCGCCCGGCCTCCAGGCCGTCGAGACGCGCCTCCGCGTAGCGGCCGACGGCAAGCCGCGGCTCTACCTCGTCCGCGACGCCCTGGTCGACCGCGACCGGGCCCTGGCCGACGCGCACCTCCCGAGCTGCACCGAGGAGGAGATCACGGCGTACGTGTGGCCGAAGGCTCCGGACGGCAAGCCCGTGAAGGAGGAGCCGGTCAAGATGAACGACCACGGCTGCGACTGCCTCCGCTACCTCTGCATGTACCTCGACAACGCTCCGGCCGCGATGGTCAACCGGCCGTCGAAGACCAGGCCCGAGACGGCCTCAATGCGGGAGGCGCGCTGGTAATGGCGAAGGAGATCGGTGTCACAGGGAATAGCCCGCTTCTCGACACGATGCAGACCGGCGAGTACCTCGCGAAGCTCACCGGCTCCGCCGGCCGGAAGGTCTTCGAGGAGATGCGCCGCTCGGACCCGATGATCCGAGCCGTCCGCGACGCGGTCGACCTGCCGATCATCCGCGCGTCGTGGTCCGTCGAGCCGGCGAGCGATAGCGCGCAGGACCAGGAGATCGCCGAGTACGTCGAGCGGAACGTGCTGCGCGGCATGACCACGACCTGGCGCTCGACGGTACGGCACGCGCTCCTCATGGCCGACTTCGGCTTCTCGATCCTCGAGAAGGTCTACGAGCTCCGCGACGGTATGACCTGGTGCCGCAAGCTCGACCCGCGGCTCCCGACCTCCGTCGACTCCTGGACGTACGACAAGGCGAAGCACGAGCTTACGCACGTCGTGCAGATCGACAGCACCTCGTACAAGAAGATCGAGATCCCGATCGAGCGCGTCGTGGTCTTCACGAACCGGCGCGAGGGCGACAACTGGGAGGGGATCTCGGACCTCCGCGCGGCCTACGGCTCGTGGTGGATGAAGAATATCCTCCTCAAGATCAACGCGATCAAGCACGACCGCTACGGCGTCGGGATCCCGGTCGCGACGGCGCCGGAGGGCGTCACGCATACGGACACCTCCTGGGGCGAGATGGAGGCGACGCTCGAGGCGATCTACGCGCAGGAGAAGAGCTACATCGTCCTCCCGAACGGCTGGACGGTCGCGCTCCTCTCCTCCGAGGGCGGGAAGGCAGGGACGGACGTACTGCCGTCGATCCGCTACCTCGACGAGCGGATCGCCGTCGCCGTACTCGCGCAGTTCCTCAACCTCGGCTCGACCGAGACGGGGAGCCGCGCCCTCGGCGAGAGCTTCATCGACTTCTTCCTGCTCTCGCTCCAGGAGCGCGCCGACTACATCGCCGAGACCCTCAACGAGTTCTTCGTCAAGGAGCTCGTCGACTACAACTGGGAGGGGATCGAGGAGTACCCGAGGCTCACGCCCGGGCAGATCGCTCCGCTCGGCCTCGACGCGATCGCGAAGCTCAAGGCGGCCGGCGTGCTCTCGCAGGAGCTCGAGCTCGAGAACAGCGTCCGCCGGGCCCTGGGGATCGCCGAGCTCGAGGAGCCTGTCCCGGCCCCGACGCCGGCCCCGACGGAGGAGGCCCCGGAGGAGATCGAGGAGGCGCCGGAGAAAGAGGAGCCCGAGGAGCCGGAGCCGGAGCCGGCCGAGGAAGAGGCCGCGCGTTCCAGGCGCTTCGACCCGAAGGCGCGCGAGCTCCGCCCCGAGGAGAAGGTCGTCGACTGGCCGCACGTCGCGCTGCAACTCGACACGTCCGTCGAGAAGGCGACCGCGGACCTGCTCGCCGTGCGGCAGACGCAGATCGAGAAGGTCGCGCTCCTCCTCGCCGGCGGGAAGCCCGCGCGGCGGATCGAGGTACCCGGGCAGCGCGACCAGTACGACGCGCTCATGCGGACCTACAAGGCGATGAAGAAGGCCGGCCAGGCGGACATGGAGACGGAGATCCGCCGGCAGGTCCCGACGGCGAAGGCGCGCCTCGAGCCGCGGGCAGCGGACCCGATCGAGGAGGACGTATACGACGAGCTCGTGAGCGAGCAGATCGACCTCGGGGTCGACGGCGCCGCCTCGAAGCTGAAGTCGATCATGGCTCAGCTCGCGATCGACCTCAAGCGCGAGGGCAAGGTCGGGGAGGAACTCCGGAAGCTCCTACTCCAGCGGACGGTCGAGAAGATCGGCGAGCGGACCTGGGAGGACCTGGCGCACCTCGCGACGAACGAGGGCTACGGCCGCGGCCGGGACGACACGGCGCGGGACTACGAGGAGCTCATCGAGCGGAGCTACCGCTCGGGCGTGCTCGACACGAACATCTGCGAGGTCTGCCTCGCGAAGGACGGCCAGGAGCACGACTGGGGCGACCCCGAGATGATGGCGCCCGATCCGGAGTGCCTCGGGGGCGCCCGGTGCCGGTGCGTCAACATCGCGGTGATGAAGGCTGAATCGGAGGGGGCGACATGATCGTCAACGAAAGCGTCCTGATCGACGACACGCTCACGCACGACGCGAGCGACTACAACGTCCAGGACTGGGGCTTCATTCAGGTCCGCGAAGACTCGACGGCCTTCGCCGTCCTGATCGGCTCGCTCGAGATGTGCTCCGGCTCCGTCTCGACGCGGACCTTCTCGAAGGGCGAGTACCTCTTTGGGAAGTTCCAGCGGATCAAGATGAAGGCGGGGAGCGTGATCGCGAACACGGTCAACCCGTATACGGCGTGAGGTGAGGGGATGGAGTTCCGCGAGACGCACGCCGGTGTGCTCGAGGCGAAGGGCTGGGTAACGTGGACGCCGCGGGAGCGGGCGAACCTCGAGCGGATCCTCGCCGAGCGGGACCGCCAGGTGCTATCCGGCGAACGGCAGCATGTCCTCGCCGTGTCGAACGCCCACCGCGCCGCGTGGCTCAGTCCGGAGACGCGCGAGCGGATGCGGCAGAAGCAGGAAGCCCGGCGGCAGCGCGAGAAGGGGAAAGCATGAAGACCTGGTACGCGGTCGACTTCAAGGGCGAGATCGCCGAGCTCTCGATCTTCGACGAGATCGGCGGCTGGGGCGTTCCCGTCTCGGCCTTCAAGGAGGACTTTGACTCCGTGAAGACCGCCCCGCGCGTGCGGGTGATGCTGAACAGCCCGGGCGGGAGCGTCTTCGACGGCATGGCGCTCTACAACATCCTCTCGACGATCCGGGACAAGCTCACGATCGAGGTCGTCGGCGCGGCAGCGTCGATCGCCTCCGTCGTCGCCCTCGCCGGCCGCGAGCTCGTCATGGGCGAGGGCTCGTACCTGATGATCCACAACCCGTGGGCGACCGTCATGGGCGACGCGGACGAGCTCCTCAAGGTCGCGGACGTCCTCGAGAAGATGCGGCTCGAGATGGCGAACATCTACGCCACACGGACCGGCATCGACCGCGAGGAGGTCCTCAAGGCGATGGCCGCCGAGACCTGGTACACGGCCGAGGAGGCCGTCGAGGCGGGCTTCGCAGACAGCGTGCACGATTACGGGCAGATCGCGGCGACGGCCGTCGACCTGTCCCGTTTCCGGAATGTGCCGGCGCAACTACGAGAACGGACCGCGCAGGCGCGGGCTTCGGAAGCCGAGGCCAACCTCACCCGTACGGGAGAGGTATCCAACCACGAGGAGGCACCCGACATGGTGCTTTCTGAGATCCTGGAGTACCTCGGCTCCGCAAAGACCGAGGACAAGGACGCGATCGCGAAGGCGCTCGGCGTCCAGGAGGCGCGCGCCGAGCTCACGGCGGCGCAGTCGAAGATCGCCACGCTCGAGGAGGCCCTGGCGCAGTACAAGGCGCAGGCCGAGGAGCAGGCGAAGGCGGAGCTCGCGCGGAGGAAGACCGCCGCGATCGAGTCCGCGCTGAGCGACGGGCGGATCCTGCCGCGCGACCGCGCGAAGTGGGAGGCTCGTTTCGACGAGCAGCCCGACTTCGTCGAGAAGGTCCTCGCCGACCTGCCGAAGGCGATCGACTACTCGACCGTGGGGCACGCGGGAGGCGGGAACGAGGGAGACCTCACGCCCGAGGACGTGCAGGCCATGGAGGCCATGCACCTGAACGAGGCCGACTACCGGAAGTTTCTCGCGGCCCACAAGGCCGCTGAGAAGGCTGCCGAGTAGCGGCCCACGACACACTGACACAGGAGGTGCCGCATGGCACTGACTGCTGCGACGACCCGTGAGTTCGAGGGCGAGATCGAGCTCCATGAGGCCGCGTGCGCGGGAAACGACATCTTCTACCGCGGCGCGCTCCTCATGTACGACTCGAACGGCTACGCGGCCGTTCCGAGCGACTCGGCGGATCTCTACTTCGCCGGGATGTACACCGGCAAGGCCGCGGACGGCGTGAGCGACTACGCCTACAGCGTGGCCGCGTCGACGTACCCCAAGCTCCAGCTCGCGATCGGCAAGATCTGGGTCGCCTTCTCCGGCGCCGCCCAGTCCGACGTGGGCGAGCTCTTCTACGTGAGCGACGACAACACGCTCACCCAGACCGCGGGGTCGAAGAACATCGCGTACCTGTGCGTGGGCTACAAGTCCGGGTACGTCCTGATCGACTTCCGCCACCCGATCAAGTAGGAGGGACGCCATGAGTCTCAACCCGGCGGTCCTTGACCGCATGGTCCAGGTCGGCGTGCAGCGCCAGTGGGCCGAGGTCCTCCAGGGCCGCGGCTCCCCGAACGACATCATGCGCCTGGCGATGAGCGTGCCCTCGACCCGCAAGGTCGAGAAGTACGCCTGGCTCCAGGGCATCCCGGCGGTCCGCGAGTGGATCGGCGAGAAGCGCGCGAAGCAGCTCGCCGACTACTCCTTCGAGATCAACAACGCCGACTTCGAGGCGACGATCCCGATCGACCGGAACGACCTCGACGACGACGCGACCGGCAGCTTCGACATCATGATCCGCCTCCTGGTGGACGCGATGAGCGAGAAGCCGCGGTCGCTGCTGTCCGGCCTGGTCACGAACGGCACGAGCGGCAAGGCCTTCGACGGCGTCGCGTTCTTCTCGAACACCTCCGGCGCGCGGACGATCGACAACCTGCTCGCCGGTACCGGGGTCACCGTGTCGGCCCTCGCGACCGACCTCGACTCCGTGATCCAGGCGATGATGGCCTTCACCGACGAGGCGAGCGAGCCGCTCAACATCGTGCCCGACACGATCTACTGCCCGCCCGCCCTGGTGGCGCCCTTCCAGCGCCTGGTCTACTCCGGGACCGACCCGACCGCCTCCGCTCAGGGGACCTTCAACCCGTTCGGTGGCGGGAAGTTCACGGTCATCGGAGACGCGCGGCTCGCGAGCTCGGACGCGAACGACTGGTACGCCTTCAAGACGAACGGCGTGCTCAAGCCGTTCATCTGGCAGGAGCGCAGCGCGCCGAAGGGCGTGCTCGACGACACGCGCGTCAAGGCGACCCGCATGTACTACGCCTCCGCAGAGATGCGGGGCAACGTGGGCTACGGGCTGCCGCACCTCGCCGTCAAGGTGGTCAACACCTGATGAGCGAGAGCACGAGGAAGCAGGTCCTGATACTCGGCAACGGCGTATCGCGCCTGCTCCTCGTGCGTGAGATCAGAGAATGGGCCGGTGAGATCTGGGGATGCAACCTTGCCTATCAGGAACCCGAGATCGGGCCTAGGCTAACCCGTCTCACCGGCCATGCTACCGTCATGGAGGAGGCCGCCGAGTACCAGCGCGCGCACGCGGAGCTCACCTTCGAGATCTGGGGCGGGCACGCGGGGCAGGCGGTCGGCAGGGTCTTCACCTGCCCGGGAGAGTTCCGCCACGACTCCGGCACGACGCTCGTGGCGCAGGCGCTACACGAGGGCCTGGACGTCATCTGCGCCGGCTTCGACCTCGGAGGACCGGACATCCACTCGCCGAGGCTCTGGGAGCAGCGCAAGAGCACGTGGGTGAAGCGCTGGAGGCAGATCCTCGAGCACTACGGCTGGGATCACGTAACCTTCTGGGGCTACGACCACATGCCGTACCTCAAGAGCGGGTCGTCGACCGTCCGGTACTGCAACAAGTACGCGGCCGGGATCCCGCACATACCGGGCGACGAGTACCGGCAGCTCTTCGCCGCGCAGTACGAGAAGGAGACGGGCAAGCAGGCCGGGCACTATCAGGGGTACGACGACGAGCAGATGGTCCGCTTCAGCTTCCAGGGCGACGGGTCGACATACGTCACGCGCCTACGACTGAGCGTCGCGAAGATCCTCCAGGCGAGAGGAGACGGCGTCATGCTGCCGCCGGAGGTTCGTATCAAGGAGCGGACGATCGAGGAGGAGAAGGTGGTCAAGGTTCGGTTCAAGAAGAACGGCTACGAGACGCAGATGAAGGAGTCCGTCGCGGGCATCCTCGTCGGCCGCGGCGTAGTGGAGCTCCTCGAGGGAGCGCTCCCGGGGCCGAAGCCCGAGGAGGCCCCGCACGAGGAGCTCGCGCAGGCCGCGGAGATCCCGGAGCCGCCCCCGACGCCGCCGGCGCCGAAGCTCGCGATCACGGACGAGCCTGAGCTCGCCCTCGCGGCCGCGCAGGCCGAGGCGGCGCCGCCCGTCCAGCCGAGGCGGCAGTACACGCGGAGGTCGCGGAGGTAGGCCATGGCGTACGCCACGCTCTCGGACGTACAGGCGAAGCTCCCCAACATCACCTTCGGCGACCCGGTCTACGATACGCTCAAGCCGACCGAGGCGCAGGTCACGGCGTGGCTCGGCGAGGTCTCGGACAACGTCCTCGATCCCGTGGTCCGGACGCTCGTCACGACGATGCCGATCACGAACACCTACGCCCTGGCGTACCTCGAGACGATGGCGGTCAACTGGGTCTGCGCGCAGGTCCTCCGCTCGCTCGATCGCGACGCCGAGGCGGTCGCCATGTACAGGGCCGACTTCGACGAGGCGATGAAGCTCCTCCTCAAGCGCCCGACGATCCTCGAGGCGCCGGCCGGCGGGGCGAAGCCGACGCACCACGACGTGAGGGACTACGCGCCCTTCACCCGCAACTACGACTCGACCGAGGAGGACGACAAGCTGTGGTAGTCGTCTCGATCGAGACACTCGGCACGGAGCGCTTCGTCCGCGGCTTCAACCGCTTCGAGGAGGAGATGAAGGACCTCCGCGAGCCATTCGGCGTGATCGCCGACGACTTCACGGAGACCGTCGAGCGCAACTTCGGCGCTCAGGGCACGCCCGAGAAGTGGTCGCCGCTCTCGCCCAAGTACCGGGCGTGGAAGGCCCGCGTCCGCCCGGGCGCCCCGATCCTGATCTTCGACGGCCGGATGTACGAGAGTCTGCGCGGGGTTTCGCGCGGGCCCACGGCGGACACGGTCCGGCAGATCTACCCGCAGCGCGCCGAGTTCGGGACTATCGTCCCGTACGCGATCTTCCACCAGACCGGGACGCGCAACATGCCGCGGCGCAAGCCCGTGCAGCTCACGGACCAGGACAAGAAGCGCTGGGCGCGGATCATCCACGAGTGGGCAGTCAAGGGCCTCGAGTGGATCGAGAGCACCCGGGGGAGGATGTAGGTGGGCCACACGGGCATGACCGACGTCCTCGCCGGGATCAAGGCGTACCTCGTGACGGGCGGCGTCTTCGAGACCGAGATCACCGCGATCGAGACGGCGAAGTCGATCACGATCACGAGCCCGCAGGAGATCGTCTTCATCGAGAGCGTGAGCCGGCAGTACCCGACGATCGAGTTCACGCCGGCGAACGGCCGCGCGTCCTACGCCGACGACCAGGGCGCCGGCGCCCACGGGATGGACCTCCACTACGTTGACATGACGGCGTACCACTCGTCCAACGACCGCTCGACGGTACGCGATACGCTGCTCTACTACGACCTCGCTCTCGCGATGGCGATCGAGGCGGACCTCACCTTCGGCTCGCGCTTCAACCGCGTGCGCCGAGGCGAGGTGGACTACTCGGACCTCATGCAGTACGCGGAGGCCAAGACCTTCCTACAGATCATGCGCCGGCGACTAGAGATCCGGACGACGTTCGAGGAGAGGAGTTAGACCATGAGTATCAACCTGCTCAAGGCCACGGTCGGACTGGAGAGCTCCGCCGGCACGGTTGTCGCCCGCGCCTACCGCCTGCCGATCACGGGCAATCCGGGCCTGGACACCGCGGTGACCAAGGAGCGCGACCCGGCGATCTCCGGGGAGAACATGCCGACGAGCTTCTACACCACGAGGCTCCTGTCCGGCGGCGACCTGGCGCTGAGCTTCCGCCCCTCGCCCGCGTGCATCCTCACCGCCTACTCGGCTGTCGGCGGGACCACGCCCGTATCGAACGGCACGCAGGTCGGCGGGTGCATCCGGATCCGGTACACCGGCTCGAGCGCGAGCTGCAAGATCGTCGCGAACACCTCGGGCGATACGCTCGCGTCGTCCATCGGAACCTACGGAGCCGAGGTCGCCGACTCGAACTTCGGGACGGCCGGGTCGATCGACCTGACGGCCGCGGCGACGGACACGCTCGGCGAGCTCGTGGCGGTGATCGAGGCGTACGACGACTACGAGTGCGAGAAGGTCTTCGGCGCGGACTCCGTCGACGCCGCGGACATCATCGACATCACCGCGGCGCAGGGCAAGAACACCTGGGTCTACGTCTTCTTCTCGAGCACGACCTCCTCGGCGTACCTCTACAAGCTCCTCGCGCATATCGGGACCACGGAGCGGCCGACGCTCTCGATCCAGGTCGACGAGCGGCCGTCGAACGAGGTCTACGGCGGGTGCGTCGTGGACAACCTCTCGATCGAAGCGGCCCTCCAGGGCTTCGTCACCGCGACCGCACGCATCCAGGCCTTCAAGGAGTACGCGGACGTCACGAAGACGGGCAACATCACCTCAGGCGACGCGACGGTGAAGTCGATCGACACGCGGTACCTGCTCGCCGGCATGACCGTGACCGGGAGCGGCATCCAGGCCTCGACGACGATCTCCTCGATCACGACGATCGACGAGGCGGGCGAGCTCGAGCTCTCGAAGACAGCGAGCGCGACCACGACCGGGGTCTCGCTCACCTTCGCGGTCTCGGACACGGCGCAGACCCTGCCGGACATCGACCCGCTCGTCTTCTGGAAGGGGAGCACGTCGCTCGGCGCCGCGGAGTACACGTACGTCAGCAACGTCACGCTCAACCTGAACAACAACGGCGTCGAGGACACGTACGGCCAGGGCGACGCCTCGAGGAAGTACAACCGCAAGGGGCAGTTCGACGTGACCGGCACGATCCAGGTGCCGCTCGACGCGACGTCCTACGCGCACCGGCAGTCGATCTTCGACGGCACGCAGGTCTCGCTCTCGTTCTGGTTCAAGGGCCAGACGATCGGCGCCAGCGTTCCGGAGTGCCTGATCGTGAACCTGCCGTACTGCGAGCTCACGGCGCTCAATCGGCCGGAGAACAACGGCGTCCTGGACGCGGAGTACAACTTCGCGGCGATCGCCCCGAAGGCGGGGTACTACGGCAACCCGGTCGAGATCTACATGGTGTCGAGCGTCAACATGACCTGATCGTGAGGAGGAGGGGAGGATGGGGGAGAGTTGGAAGGAGAAGGCCCGGCAGTCGATCCTGGGAGACATCCACAACCTGGAGAGTCTCCCGGGGTACTGGGTCCGGGCCAAGCGCTTCAGCGTGATCGCATCGGACGAGATCCGGGAGGCGGAGAACCTCCCGGCCTCGCTCATGCGGAAGCTCGCGAAGCTCCGGCCCGACAAGGACAGCGCGGAGAACCGCGCGGACTTCGAGCGCCGCGCGGCGGACGCCCTGACGGACGAGGAGTTCTCGATGCTCCAGCGGCTCTCCGTGTCGCTAGACCCGAAGATCGCCGGCCTGCGCCTGACGCACGGGATCGGGGAGCACAACTTTACGGACGACGGATCGGCGAGCACGGTCGTGCCGCGCGACCTGGTCGAGGAGCTCCTCAAGTACAAGCCGGTCGCGCTGGAGATCCTGGAGGTGATCGCTCAGGCGAACCCCGGCCCTTTTCTCAGAGGGAGGTCCGGATCATCGAGCTCGTCGTCCAGTGGATCCACGCCGGAGCCCGAGACGACGAAGGCCGGTACTTCCCCGACGACGCAGTCTGGGATGATGGCGAGTGGCGCGACGAGCCGGTAAGGCCGCAGGAGTGCGTGGACGTATGGGGGCCGTGGGTGCGCGAGGTGTCGATGCTGCTCGACGGCGACGGGGCCTTCCGGCACTGGAAGCACCCGGGGCCGTACGGAGCGCAGCCGGCGCACGACGTCGCGGTCTATCAGATCATCCGCGGGAAGATGGTCGAGCTGAGGTCGAAGGAGAATAGGGACCTTGCCCAGCGAGCGAGTATCAGTAGTCATCGACGCCGAGGAGCACGTATCCGAGGCCGCTAGGAAGGCCAAGGAGGCCATCCAGGGCGTCGAGAAGACGACGAAGGAATCCACGAAGCAGAGCTCGAGGTCGGCCCTCGACTTGGCCTCCGCCATCTACACGGTCCGGTCCGCCTACCAGACGGTATCCGCCGTCGCTCGCACCGCGTGGACAGTGGTCCAGGACGTGACCAGTGCCTACTACGAGCAGGAGAAGGCGATCACCCGCGTCAACGCCGTGCTGCGCGCCACCGGGAAGTCGGCGACGATCTCGAGCGAGTACATCAAGCAGCTCGGGGCGCAGTTCCAGGCGACGACGATGTTCGGCGACGACCTGGTCGAGAACGCCGCGGCCATCGCCCTCACCTTCGACGAGATCTCCGAGACAACGCTCCCGCGCGTGCTATCGGTCGCCTCCGACTTGGCGACCATGTTTGGCACCGACCTCGTCTCAGCCACGCGGGACCTCGGCGTCGCCCTCGAGGACCCCGAGGCCGGTCTGACTCGCCTCCGTCGCGCCGGCGTCGTCTTCGACGAGCAGGCGAAGGCGATGATCAAGACGCTCGTCGAGCAGGGAGACACCGTCGAAGCGCAGAACAAGCTCCTCGAGGAGCTCGAGCGGCGCGTCGGCGGCGTCGCCGAAGCGATGGGCGACACCGCGGCGGGGAAGGTGACGCAGCTCGCGAACGCCTTCGGCGACCTGAAGGAGGAGATCGGAGGCATCCTCGCAGAGCTCGCGAAGCCCGGTATGGAGAAGTTGACGGAGCTCCTCCAGGGCGGCACCGCGGGCCTGTCGAGGATGCGCTTGACCAAGATGGCCGAGACGCTCAGCTACGGCCAGGCCGCGAGCATGTCCTCCGACGAGCTCGCCGCGATGCACCAGGCGGCCACGGAGGCCCTCGCGAACGCGATCATGTGGCGGACGCTGACCCCGGCCGAGCGTGCTTTCCAGACGGCGGCCTTCGGCTCCAGGGCGAGCGACGCTCAGTACTGGGACAACATCGTCGACCGCCTGACGGACATGATCGAGTCCGCGATGCAGCGCGAGGAGGCGCTCGCGAAGGTCGTGTCGCCTTCGACCGGCAAGCCCCTCCCGGTCACGGTGGTGGACACCGGGTACGACCCCACCAAGAACGTCCCGAGCTACTACCCCAACTTCGACCTCGTGACCGACCTCGGCTACACGCCGCTCGAGTACCTCGGCCAGCTCTTCGACGAGACCGAAGGCGACACCTACGCGCTCGGCGAGGCCGTCGAGAATACGGTGAAGTGGTTCGGCGCGCTCACGAGCGAGCTCACGGCCTTCAACAGCGAGGCGGAGTGGGCGCAGGTCGGCTTTCAGAAGGCCGAGGGCGCCGCCGCGGCCGGAGGCCTCCAGCTCACGGAGTACGGCTCCCCGGAGGAGATGCGCGGGCCGAGCGCGCTCGCTGGGGTCGCAGGCCAGCTCGCCGGCGCCTTCATGGACATGCTCCAGTCGATCACGAGCATCAAGCTCCTACTCGACCCGATCTCGACGATCCTTGACGCGACCCTGAGCATCATCGGCCCGCTCGTCGATCAGGCGCTCGCTCCGCTCGTCGGGATCCTCGTCGTGGTCGGCGAGCTCCTCGGGACGATGCTGGCTCCAGTGATCGAGTTCCTCACTCCGATCATCGAGGCGGTCAGCAAGGCCTTCCTCTGGCTCTACAACAACATCATCCGACCGGTCGGTCAGATCATCTATTCGATGTTCGTAGGGCTCACCAAGGCCGTCGTGGGTATCGTGAACGCCGTCATCGACGTGTTGAACCTCCTGCGCCTGCCCAGCAACCAGCTCGAGCACTGGGACTACAACCCGGCGAGTGCTGCCGAGGCCCTCCCGGAGATCTCCTACGGCGACCTGATCGACAAGGGCGGGACCGCGATCTCGCACGCCGGCACGAGCTACGGGACCTCCGGCAGTCAGACGACGGTGGAGCATCAGCCGGACATCTACGTCTACCTGACCATCCAGGGCAGCGTGTGGGGAGCGGGGGGTCCCGCAGAGGTCGGCAGGGAAATGGCGCGTGCACTCGAAGCGTACGCGGGGATCGGCGGGCGGATCACCATAGTGGAGTCGTGACATGGCAGCCCCGGTCCTGACCATACCTACCACCGCCATCTTCGACGCCGAGCTCGCGGCGCGCGCTGCGCTCAATGGCGAGGCGTGGTGGAAGATCGAGGTCGATACTGACGTCGACGGATCGTACACGGACTACACGAGCTCACTCGACAACAACCGTGTTCGGATCGAGGCGTCGGGATCGGTCTTCCAGGAGGGCCTCGCCTCGGCGGCGCTCTTCGCTCTCCGCAACGTCCCGAAGATCGCGGACGCGGGAGACTGGGCCGGAGCGCCGGTCAAGATCAGCGTGAAGCTCGGCGCTGCCGAGTATATCCAGGTCTTCGCCGGGTACGTCGACCAGGCCGGCGTCGCGCGCGAGAAGCGGAGCGCGACGGACGACGTGATCACGGTCTCGGCGTCCGACCCGTCGCAGTCCCGCGGCATGGCGCACACCGCGGACGTCCAGACGCTCTACGTCGGGAAGTACATCTCGAAGTCGACGGACGCGACGAACAGCCTGGCGCACATTCTCGCGGGCCTGCTCGGGCTCACGCCGGCAACGGACACGGACTTCCAGGTCGGGACCGCGCTCGAGGTCACGAAGGACTACGTCTACGTCGACAAGGGCGCGAGCTACTGGCATGAGCTCCAGGACCTCGCGCTCGCCCACAACTGCCTCCTCGGCTTCCGGTACGATGGCAAGCTCCGCTTGGCGCGGTGGACAATGGCCGAGTGGAACGCGCCGGCGAGCTCGTACGAGTACACCTTCGACTCGACGAACGTGCACTCGTTCCAGGCTGTCGGGTCGGGTGTCCTCTGCACGCGGGCGAAGATCGAGTATGAGCAGTGGCAGGCGCTCGCGGCAGGCCCGATCGCCAAGTGCATGGAGTCGTACAACGAGTCCACGCGCCGGAACGCGATCACGATCGCCGCCGGGGAATACTGGCCCGGCGGGACGGACGAGTACGCGGTCGCACGGCTGAGCTACGAGCGCGGCGGCGAGGCCTTCCCGATCGGCGTCAACATCGTCACGCCGACCATCGTCAAGCTGACCTCGGCAAGGAAGCGCACCGGGGTCGGGACGGAGATCCAGTACACCGGATCCGGGACGCTCACGCTCGAGAGCTTCAACGGGACAGCCGGGACAGACTCCTCGAAGACTTCGCAGCACGCGGACGCCTCGGAGATCATCCTCAAGAACACCGGGGCGAGTCCGGTCACGATCTCGCAGCTCATCCTGTACGGCGTTCCGATCCGTGTCCTGTCGCGGACGACGGTACAGCACAAGATCGCCGGGCTGGACGACTGGGAGCTCGTGGACAAGGACATCCCGGGGAAGTACGTCACGAGCCGGGCGCAGGCTGAGACGACCTGCCAGCGGTGGACGAGCTTCGGCCAGACGCCCCGGCAGCGCTTCGAGGCCGTCTGCGACTTCACGCCGCACCTCCAGCCCGGGGCAATCGTGGTCTTCAACCCGACCACGGACATCTCCCTGTACTGCATGGTCGAGGGCTACGAGCACCGCTCCGAGGGCCCGCACACGCTCACGCGGACGGTCGTGACCCTGGTCGAGCTCGCGGACTACACGGAGACCGCGGGAGACTCCGACCTGACCGCGGTCGCGCCGGCCGGGCGCGTCGCCGGGGCGTCGACCATCTCCGGGACAGACATCGACAGCTCGACCCTCAACGCCGAGCAGTTCGCCTTCGCCTCGGACGGGAGTGCCGCGGTGTACGACGGCTACGACGCCCTGCCGTCCGGGGCGGAGCTCTTCGACCTCCGGCAGCCGGACTGCCTCTCGCACCTCGGCCGGGCGCCGACCTCCCGGGAGGTCGTCTTCGAGCCGGGGTACCTCAAGGACGAGCTCGGGACGGAGTACGCCAACGGCTGGTCGAAGTGGACAGGACTCGGGGTGATCGGGTGCTTCGCGGCCGTGACGAACCTGGTCGTGGACCCCGAGGACCTGAGCATGAGCTCGTGGTCGGAGAGCGACGTCGACGCGCCTACCGACAGCGGCTACACGCTGCGCGGCCGGAAGCTCTGGCTCATCCAGAACAGCTCCGCGGCCGCCGGCTACGAGTACCAGGAGATCACGGTCACTACGGCGGTGCACGGGATTCAGGCGGTCATCAAGAAGGGTACGACGAACGCCCCGACGCTCCGCGCGTACGACGGGGCGACGCTCCGCTGCCAGGTCGACGTGGACTTCTCAGGGGCGACTCCGACCGCAACCGCGTCGACCGGGACGCTCGCCTTCGCCAAGGCGATCGGAACGGACGCGATCCTCGTCGCGGCGATCACGACGGCCTTCACCGGCACGACGATGAGCCTGCGCCTGTACACCGGGTCGGCGGACGACAACGCGAACGTCTACGCGACGGCGTTCCAGGTCGAGCTCCGTGCCTACCCGACGCCGTACACGCCGATATCGCGCTCCGCCGGTGGGCTGGACTACCCCATGGCGCCCGCTACCTCTGGCACTATCGACCTCTGGTTGCGGCCGATGTTCAACTACGACACCCGCTCGAACCTCTACGGCTGGGTGCTCGGTGGGGTCCCAGGGTCCATCGACGGGTCGGTCTTCCTCCGGTACGAGCAGTCCACCGACAAGTGGATGGCCGCGATCTATGTCGACGCGAGCAACTACAGGGCCGTACGGTCGACGAGTGCGTTCGCCTCCAACGCTGCCCTCTGGGCCTGGCAGCACATCAAGGTCGTGTACGACATACCGAATCAGGAGATCTCGCTCTTCGTGGGCGGCGTGGAACAGACAGCGACTGCAAGCGCAGGCACGGTCTCGTCGCTGGCATTCGCGGCCGACGCTTTCCTCGTCGGCAACGCTGGATGCGGACAGGCGTACGCCATCGACGGCTTCCTCGCCGACCTCTGCTACCAGGCGTCGACTGAGGACGAGACGACGACGCACTACGATACCGGGATGCCGTGGTACGACACGGCCGAGGTCGCGAACGCGGTGCAGACGGTCCGGATCAACCAGGCGGGGATCCGGATGCACAACGCGGCGATCGCGATCACGGACGACTACAACCGGCTCATCGCGATCTCGAACAAGGACGGCCTGCTCGCGAAGGACGCGGCGGGGACCGTCACGCATGACATCCCCACCGCTCCGGTGCTGGTCGGCGCCTATGTGCAGGGGCACTACTACGCCTTCAAGTTCGACAACACGGCGTACACCCTCTTGTCCACTTCCTCTCCGACCGCCGGGTCGTGGGCGACCGGCATCCAGGCCGTGACGGGCGGGAACCAGGTTATTCGCGGCGCCAGGATAAGGGCCGCCATTCTCGGGTCGGGCTCGGGCAAGGTCAGTGTGGGGGTCTACATATACCTGCGGCCCACCGGATCGTCTTGGGGGGCGACGTGGCTGGACATGGCTTCGTCCGGTGGCTACCGGGTCTACCACGTTGCCACTGACCTCACCGGCGGCAATCTCCTGGTGGTGCTGGACGTCCCGGTCAACAGCGCCTTCCAGTTCGACTACTACCTCGATCTCACGCACACCGACACGAAGACTCTGACGCTTCAGCAGCTGGGGGTCTGGATATGATCTACCGCTGCACGTTCACAGAGGTCGAGGGAGTGCGCTACCTCGCAGGCTACCAGCTCGTCTCTGAGCGCGGGAGGCCCTCGGCGGACGACGAGCTCCCGGCGGCTCCGGGGCCCGTGCTGACCGAGGATGGACGGTACCGTTGGCGCCTGGTCGCCAACCCGGAGCACGGGAAGGGCGGCGACGCGCGGCGCTACATGCTCGAGGACAACCCGCAGCCGGCGCCCGCGGAACTCGCCGAGGCGAAGGCCCAGCACGCCCGGCGCGCGGCCCTGGCGGCCGCCCTCCCGGACATCCTGCTCGCAGTGGCAGACGGCGCGGATCTCCGCGATGAGCTGAAACGTGTACTCCAGGAGGCGCAGCATGGCGAACGGTAACGGCAGCCCGGTGAAGGTCCTCGGCGTCGTCGGGCTCGTCTGCGGGATCGCGGGCGGCGCCTTCGGCATCAGCGAGGTCGTCGGTCGGGACAAGGACATCGCCGCGATCCGCATTCAGCAGGCCGCGCAGACGGAGATCAACCGGGACCGCGAGGGTCGCATATCGCGCCTAGAGGCGCAGTACGACGGGATCAAGACGGCGCTCGACCGGATCGAGGGCAAGCTCGACCGGCACATGGGGCAGTGAGGAGGCGACGATGGCGGTCCGAAAGGTGACGGGGAACGCGCTGCTCGCGGCGGGCGTGATCGACGGGATCTACAGCGTCGTGAAGATGCTCGTCTCGCACGAGCTCGGGTGGCTCACGGTCGCCGGGATGGCGCTCATCGCGCTCGGCTTCATCATGAAGGAGCCGTCGTGAGCTGCTACCAGACGAGTAGGGGGTAGGGGATGGCGGACATCAGTAGCGGGACAGCCTACGTCGACACGGCACTAGGGACAGACGATACAAGCCACGGTGAGAGTTCTGGGAGTGGCGCATGCAAAACACTCAAGTACATGTTGGAGACTCGTGTAATTCAACTGACAGGTGATCTGACTGTATTGTGCGTCGGTGGCTCAGAGGATCTCTCGGCATCTATTGCGTTGTCTGGGAAATCGACGGCTGCCTACAAGCTGACAATTCGCGGTGATCGGTGGTCTAGCGCCACGGACGGTCTCTTCTCCACGAGCAAGTACAATCTGAAGAACGATTCTGTGAACAATCACCTTATCACGTTCACTGAGTTGAACCTGGAGATCGATGGGCTACAGTTCGATCTCACGAACGCCGGTACAGCAAATCACGCATTCCGGTCTGCTATCGGTGCAGCCGCCCAGGTTATCACGGTGAAGAACTGCATCTTCCGGTGCGGGTCTCAGGCGTCATCGAAGGGTATCTATGGAGCCTTCTACGCTGGGTCCACCCTGAAGCTCTTCAATACGGTCTTCACCGGCTTTACTGGTACTGGAGCAGCGGGTCTAGATACAAACGTTACAGGGAACGTGTGGTCGGTATCGAACTGTACATTTTCAGGATGTACTGAGGCGATGTTGGGCACCAGTTACGGTTCACTGGTCAAGAACTGTTTGTTCAACAACTGTGGTTCCATTGCTACGATTGCGTTGGCCGTTGGAAGTGAACATAACAGCTCGACAGAGGACGAAACGTGGAATCCTGCGGACTCCCACAGTTATGACCCGTGTTCTGATTTCAACTTCGCTGATGAGGGGAATGGCGACTTTCGGCTAACAGCAACGAGCGGAGATCCAAACGCAAGGAACAGTGGGGTAACTCTCACGGATTGTTCACCAGACCCGATGGGGACAGCGAGACCAAGCGAAACCAACTACAGTAGGGGTGCGTTTGAGTATGTCACTACCGGGGGGGGATCGAGTGCTGTGCCCGGGATAATGGCTGCCTACAGGAGGCGGCGTGGCTAATCACTACGTCCTCGACGGTGGTACTGGAGACGGTAGCGCGTGGGACAACGCATTGGATGCGCTCCCGGCCACTCTGGTCCGAGGGGACACCTACTACATCGGGGACGGTACGTACGTTGCGTACACGTTCGATGACGCCGTAGATGGCACCACTCTCATCACGGTCAAGAAGGCAACTGCGGCAGATCACGGGACCGAAACTGGATGGGACTCGTCATACGGTGACGGGCAAGCTGTCTTCAACGGGACCATTCAGTTCACCTCCAGTTACTTCGTGTTCGATGGTGCGACAGGCGGTGGATACTCGGCATGGGGAAGCGGATTCGGATTCAAGATCGTCACGACCGGAGAGCAGGACAGCATCAGGGCTGGGTACACCGGCACCGGGAACAACATCACCTGTCGGCACATTCAGTTTGAGGGGCCAGGAGAAGATGCATCGACCGGGTACGGGGATGCTGTCGCTCTCTACGGGTGCTCCAACTTCACGCTCTCGTACTTCTGGATGTACGAGATTCCGCGCTGTCCGTTCTTTTGCTCTGCGGCTGACCTGATCGTAGAGCATGGGTGGGTGCAGTCATTCAAGTTCCCCAGGGCTGGATCGGTTCACTCTGAGGTTGCGTCTCTGTG